ATTATTTGGAAAGATACTTCGGTTCCATATACTGCAGCTCGTAACTTGATACAAGACAATAGAGATTTTATTGCTAACGAACTTATTGATTGGATTGAAAATAACGATGAGTTCTATGCATACGATAGCGCAGCGTGCAGAAGAGATGTTTCAGACTATATTCTTCCAGCTGTTAAAAACGATATGTTGTTTGACACAAACTATAATGCGGTTACTGCAGGTAGAGCTTATTATATGGCCACTGCAAAAACTGTTATGGAAAATCAAAACAACGAAACAGTAGCTGCATATAAGAGATTAAAAGACCAAACAAACGAATTAATTGATGGCGATTCTTATCTTGCTTCACAAAGATTAGATGATAGCTTTGACAATATATTAGAAATCTTAGAAAATAAAGGAACACAGTTTACTCCTACTGCTGCAACTTACGACCCAGAAACTGGGTTATCAGTTATCACACTCGGCACTAAGAAAGACTTTACACCTTCGGATGTAAGTTATGACCCTGCTACTGGTATTATGGTAGCAACAATTGGTAAGCATGAATTAACAACTAATGACCATATTTGGTTCAAGCCAGAAGGAATAACATTTAGTTGTAACACTGGTTCAGGTAATCAGAACCATGCGTCACCTGAAGCACATCACCCTTATTACAATAAACCTTGCCCAATCATTGCAGTAAGCTCAAATACGATTACATTAAATGTAGGTGCAGGTGGTCCAACTGGTCAACAGGTTCATACCTTTGTATCAGCCGTACCGAATGCTTTAACATCAGGTCATGGATTAGGAGTCGGTAGAAAAGTACTTCTAAAAACTGGTGGATTAAGATTTACATGCGATAGAGATAATAATACTTCTATTACAGGTTACCCAAGAGCTTCTGACCCAGCTGCTGGAACACCGATTGAAGTTATTGGTGCAAACGAAACTAAAATTACAGTTAATGTTGGTAAATCAGCAATAGTTGACCAACATACATTTGTTGAAGCATTAACAAATTCAGTATCAGTATTAGGTGACGACATACAATATAGCAGTGACGTTCCTGCTGATAATGCTAATGCTAGAAAACAACTTCAAAAGAACAGAGAGTTCTTACAAGACTTAGTTGAAGGTTATATTGATAATACTTACTTCAGATATGATTCTGACAAGTGTCAACGTGATATTAAATCTTATATTTTACCAGCCGTTGAAAGAGATATTCTAACAGGTTCTAACTATAATGCAATTCAAACTGGTATTGCATATAGAAGTGGTACAACACTTGCAGATAATGTTATTAACGAACAATTGGTAGAAACAACTGGTGCTATTAACGAATTAAAAACAAGAGTTAATTTAGACAATACAGAAAATGGATTCACAGTAACTGATGCAACTTACGACCCAGCTACTGGAGAGTTTACAGCAACTATCGGTACTGGACATGGTCTAGCAATCGGTGATTATATTATGTTAGCCGATAACGGTATAACATTCTCTTGTGATATGGGAAGTGGTCAACAGAACCACACATCTCCTCAGTCACATCACCCATATTGGAGAACACCTTGCCCAATTACTGGTGTAACATCAACAACAATTACAATGAACGTTGGTGATGGTGGTGCTGGACAATATCCACATACCTTCGTATCAGCTGTTGCTAATGCTATTACTCCTGCGAAAGGAGTTGGTTTAAGCTTCACACCAACAGATGCTTCATACGACCCAGAAACTGGAAGATTTGAAGCAACCATTGGTCATCACCACTTAAAGGTTGGAGATTATGTAAGGTTCTTAGCAGGTGGTGTTACATTTAGTTGTGATACAGGAAGTGGAGTTCAGAATGACTCAGTACCTGCCGCAGGACATCCTTATTATAATCACCCATGCCCAATCCATTCAGTCACTGCAACATCGATTGTAATGTTTGTTGGAACAGGTGGTTCTAATCCTCATACATTTGTATCTGCATTAGATAACTCAATTATAGAACAAAGAGCAATTGATGAAAATGCTTCAGGATACAGAAGTAACGAAGCATTCGATAAGATTGTAGGTATTCTAAATAGTTCAGGTAAAACTTACTCAACAAGTAATGCAACTTATGACCCAGTAACTGGATTGTCTGTATTAACAATTGGTTCACACGATTTACAAATCGGCGATGAGATAATGATTGCACCTGATAGTTTAACATTCACATGTGACCTTGATGGTAACGTATCGCAACATACTTATCCTACAACTACAATTACTAACTTTACTCCTACAGGTGCAACATATGTTCCTTCAACTGGAGTATTTACAGCAGAAATTGGAGCTCATAAATTACAAGTTGGTGATGAAATTGAAATCGCACCTAACAGTATTGTATTTACATGTGCACTCGATGGTAATGCAACAGAACATGCTGCACCCGAACCACACCACCCATTCTATAAGAAGAAGATTAAATTAACAGCTGTTACAGCAACAGGAATTGAATGTAATGTTGGAGCTGTAGAAAATGGTGGTGGAGTACATACCTTCGTATCAGCAATCACAAATGCTATACAAGGTGAGAGAAAGCATCCTGCATATAAGAAAGCTGTAGTAGTTGCTGCTAAGACAGACACAACAATTACATTGAATGTTGGTACTTCAACTGATACATCTCCACATACATTTATATCAGCAACTGCAGATAATATTAAGACTGCAAAATATGTTTCAACATATACACCAAGAACAGCTACATACGACCCAGCAACTGGAGAGTTCGTAGCAACTATCGGTCAACACAATTTAGTGGCTGGTGATTATGTATCTATCGCACCTGAGAGTGTGGTATTTACTTGTGCATTAGATGGTAATAATTATAACCATGCAGTACCACAAGGACATCACCCATATTATAAAGTACCAGTAATGATTACAGCAGTTGGTGCTGATACAATTACAATGAACGTCGGCACAGGGCCTGGTGGAGCACATACATTTGTAAGTGCAGAAGTTGGAGCTATAGATTCAGATGCTCTAGTATTTACTGACCCAGCATCCTATGTTAAACATTACACACCAACAACAGCTACTTATGACCCAGCAACTGGTATTTCAGTTATTACAATTCCAGGGCATGATTTAACAACTGATGATTATATTGAGTTTACTCCTTATAGCTTCACTTATACATGTGCTCAAGATAGTAATGCTACTGAACATTCATATCCAAGAAAAGGTGATAGCAATTACAGAACTCCAATGGCAATTACAAATGTTGCTGGTGATGATGTTACTGTTCAACTTGCTGTATCTTCTGGTGGAGCTCATACATTTGTAAGTGTTGAAAAAGACGCTGTATCCAAAGTTACTTATAACTCTCAAGGTCAATATGCTAGAGAGCAATTACAAACTAACAAAGACTTCTTAGCTAAGGAAGTATCAAACTATCTTGAAGCAAATTACTTCGTATTTAACGGAGAAAAATGTACTCGAGATTCTGGGTTTATATTAGATTCAGTACGAAGAGATATTGCAACTGGTTCCACATGGAATTCACAGTTTATGGGATTAGGTTACAGAACTGGTTCTGTTGGTGCTAATAAAGTTATTAATGACCAATTAACAGAAACAGTAGCTGCAGTAAATTACTTGAAAACACAAGTTGCTGCTGACCCAAGTGTTACAGGAACTGCATTAACTCGTTCTAACCAACACTTTGATAAAATTATCGACATCATGCAGAATGGTGCTGGTAATACTGGAACAGTTTCATACGGCTCAGATGCTGCATTAAGTTATAATCATGCAAATGCTGCTGATATCTTAGTTGCTAATAAAGCATTTATTATTGCTGAAACAACTGCTTTCATCGCAGACCAATATCCATCACTAACATACAGTGTTGCAGATTGTGAAAGAGATACTGGTTATTTAGTTGACTCATTAGTACAAGATGTTAAATTTGGTGGTAATACATGTTCAGTTAACTTCGCAAGACTCTATTTTGAAAATGCAGTAAGCGTATTACCTGCTGACCAAAAAGACCCAACTTATAAAACTTGGGAGCACATTGCAGATGTAGTATGGAATATCGTTAGAGATATTGCTATAACACCTACAACAGGTAATGCCCAAACACAAGATACTTCAGGTGATGACTACGGAATTGAAGTTGCTAACCTTGCTAAATCAAGAGTTAATATTGTAACTCAAGCAATCTCTGATGATACACTTGACCATTTACCAGAATACATCGAACCTAATGTTGAAGATGCAATGAAATCTGCATGCGCAGCAATTGATGGATTGACAGAAAACTTATCACTTTCAGTAATTGACTTCCTTAGAGATGAGCATAACGGATTACCGTTTGACAAGAATGTTTGTGAAAGAGATGTTGGTCTTATGATTGATGCTGTTTCAAGAGATATTGAATACGGCGGAAACGAAAATACTCTCGAGGTATTCGATTATTACTTCAGAAGATTCAATTCTCAATCAGCTGATTACGAACAACAACGTTCAACTAACGTTTTACCGGTTGAAGTAAAAGGTCAATTTAAAACATTATCTGAATACGAAGACACTGCTAATGTATCTGGTTTAAGAGAAGCAATTAACGTTCTTCCATACGAACAACGTATACCTACAAAATTAGCATTTGGTCATTTAGCAGATGTTGCTGAAAAAGTTGTTAAAGAAGTTGCTCATGCTACGACTCATACTAAATTTACTCCAACAAATGCTACTTATGACCCAGCAACTGGTGTATATGTCGCAACAATCGGTTCACATACATTAGACGTTGGTAATAAAGTTTGGTTGAAGCCTAATGGCGTAACATTTAGTTGTGATATGGGAGGAGGTGCTGCAAACCATACTTCACCTCAAGCACATCACCCTTACTATAATAAACCAGTTACAATTACAGCTGTAACTTCAACAACAATTACAATGAATGTAGGTGGCGGAGGTTCAGGCCAATATCCACATACATTTGTAACTGCAGATGCTGATTCAATTAGCACTGGTCCTTATCAGAATACTGATGGTACTGCTGCAGATGCTACAACTGGTACAAGAGTACATGACCTTCTCAATACAATTGCAGAACTTGTTGATGATGTTAATATTGAAGAAGCTCAATTACCAACATTAGTTAAAGCATCGTTTGACCCGAACAGAACACTAGCAAGAAAGAACATTCAGCGCAACAGAGACTTTATCATTGAAGAAGTACAAGGCTATCTCAAGGATAGATACTATGTCTTTGATGGAGATAAATGTAAGCGTGACATAGGTATTATTATTGATGCTGTTAAAGCTGACGTATTAACTGGTTCAAACTTCAATGCAGTATTTAACGGACTTGCATATAGAATTGGTACGATTGGAGCTGATGCTGTAATTAACGAACAATTAACTGAAACTGTATCTGCTATTAAATATGCAAAAGAATTAGTCATTAATGCGGTATCTGATAAATCAATGAAAGATGCAACTGCTGCATCGTTTGACGAAATCATAGATATTATGACAAACGGCTCTGGTAATGCTGATGCTATTAATTATACATCTAATGCAGCAGGTCCTAACAGAATTAATGGTAGAGCTCAATTACAGAATAACAAAGCATTCTTACAAGCTGAAATCACTGCTTGGTTAGCTGCAAACAGACCTTCACATTCTTACGATGTTGCTAAGTGTGAAAGAGATTTAGGTTACTTAATTGATGCTGTATCATTTGACGCACAACATCGTGGTAACTTTGCAACAATTAACGATGCTAAACTTTACTTTGAAAATGCTGTAAGCGTATTACCTCTCGACCAAAGAGAACCAACAGCTGCTGCATTCGCACACATCGGTGATTGTGCTAACTTAATTGTACAAGACATTGATATTGCTGGACTGAAATCTGCAGGTAATGCTGAAACTCAAGACTTTAGTTCAGGTTCAGCTGGTGGAGCAATCGGTGATGAAGTTGAAGCATTATTTGATTTAGTTGCAAATAGTATTACAAATAATACATTATTAATGTTACCTCCTGTTGACTTCCCAACACTTGAAAATTATGATAGTGTTAACCAATCAGCATTTGGTGAAATTGAAAATGTTAAAGCAACAGTTCAATCTGGTGTACTTAACCACCTATCAACATACTTCGAAGTACTTCCATATAGTGAAGCAAAATGCAGAAGAGATACTGGATATATTGTTGATGCTGTTGCTCATGATATACAATACGGTGGTAATGCAGCTACAGTACAAACTGCTGGAATGTATTTTGAAAATGCAGTTAATACAGGATTACAAATCGAACAAAGAATGGGAACACGAGATGCATTCTTACACATGGCAAAAATCATTGAACACGTTGCTGGTGGTAAGGATATTGAAACAAAACTATTCCCAAGAACAGGAAAATATTACACAGGTGATATTGTAACAAAATACGAATACTGGAATGGTATGGAATCATATCAATCAGTTGAAGCACAAGATATGGCAATACATGGTGCTAATCCAAATACTTGTATTGAAGCAAGAAAACTTGTAGAGATTGTTGCTAACGCGGTTGATGATTCTAACGAAGTCAGAAATACAATACCTGATCGCATTGATGTTGACCAAACTTGGATGGGCGATAACTTTATCACTGCTAAAGAGATAATGGAAAGTCAATCACAAGTATTAAGTCAAGCAGTAATTAGTTACCTATCACATACACATAACGGACTATCATTTAGAGACGCTAAGTGTAGAAGAGATATTGGATTCTTAATTGATGCAGCATCTCACGATATTAATAACCAGACTAACTTTGCAATGCGTCAAGCTGCAGGAATTTACTTCGAGAATGGAATATCAGTATTACCTATTGATACAAGAGTACAGACTGCTGACATTTACCAATTCCTTGGAGATGCAATGGAGCAAGTTGTACAAGAAATTGCAGTGACCAACGCAGTTAATTATACATTGACTCCACAAAATACTTCAGGTACTGCTGCTACAGCAACTGAAGGCGCAAAAGTTCACGAGTTAATTGGTTACATTGAAAATGTTATTAGAGCAAATGATGTTGATGAATTACCTAGACCATACTCAACTGGTACACAAACAACTGAACTTGTAAATGCTGCACAAAGTATTGTTGATAATACTGAAGAGCTTGCATCTGATGTAACACAATTTATTAATAGTAACTTCAATGTACTTGACTATAACAAAGCGAAGTGCAGAAGAGATACTGGATATTTACTTGATGCATTCAGCTTCGACTTGAACTATGGTGGTAACACTGCTTCAAGATGGAACGCAGACTTCTACTTCTGGAACCAAGTATATAGATTACCAGAAGACCAGAGAGTACCAACTGCTAAGTCTTACAGACATCTTGGTAAAATCTGTGCTGATATCGTGTTAGGAGAATACGATGGTCAAGTTATTATCGGTGAAGTTGCTACAGATGTAGAGAGCAAGAAAGTACAAAAACTTGCTGATATATTCTACAAGACACAAATCTTCAATGATACTAAGTACTTACCAGTTAAGACTGAGCCAGACTATACATACAGCGATGGAGTATTTACTGATGCTCAAGCTGTAATCGAACAACGAAGAAAGCAATTACAGAAAGATACAGTAAGATTTGTAAATGCTGCTTACGACTTCATTGATATTAATTTAACAAGACGTGATGCTAGAAACTTACTCACAGCAGTTTACAATGACTTTGCTTATGATAAGTTTGACCCAGATGTTCCAGTACCAACATATAGTGATAACGGCTCACAGAATGCTGTAAGAACATACACTGCATCATTCTTCAACTATGACGGAACTCATGTATTCCCAGTATTTAATCCAACAATGCAAGGATTAAAATACAAAGGTTCAGTTGCTCAATTATCTGATTTAGCATCTATAACTGGACAAAAACCAAACTGGGCATATATTGTTGCGACTGACTTAACAACAAGCTTCTACGCTGGTAATATATATTATTGGGACGGAAGTACTTGGGTATTAGAAGGAGCTAACAATACTGACCTTCTAGACGCATTCGTTGGAGCATGGGATAGAATGAGAGATTATATTGTTAATAATCTATCACCTAACTCAGAGCACAGCTTGATGGTTGAAGGCTTATTTAATGATTGTCTGAAAGACAATGTACTTAGACCTGAAACGTTAGTATTCGGAGCATTGGTCGAATCCATTGCTCACCAGTTTAACGGTGCATCGGCTGGTGTTAACAGAAACGCGTTACCACTTAACTTCAGAAACTTAGGTGCTGCTATTTCAGCTGTTGCTTCGGTACTCAATGAGGATGGTGGTAGAATACGATGGTCGGGTGCTGATGAATTGAATAACCAGTACTTCGCAAGAGGATTGAGAATTAATGGTAGAACAGGACGAATTGAAGGTCGACCATTTACATCATCTGTAAGAAAACTTGCAAGACGTGCTTCTAATAGTAGAGCATCATTATAAAAGAATAGGATAAAGAAAAATGTCAATAACAACAATTACAACTTCTCAGGCACCTGACGCAAAACCAGTTGCCGTTAATAAGGTCGTATCCACTAACTGGCAAGTTCTTATCGAAGTACCTCAATACGAAGTACCTGAACTAGTTTTTGGTGGTTCGACAACAGTTGAACCGGGTGTTGGTGAAGTTATTTCACCATTAATTTTATGTAATACAACAGCTAATACAGTTAATATCGATGTTAGAACACATCGTGAAGATGTTAACGCTGAATTTTACATATTAAGAAGTATGCCCATACCAGGTTATCAAACAACAGCGATTCCTTTGAATGGCCAATTTTTAAAGAGTGGTGACACATTAGAGATTTTAGCAGATACTGATTTAGCAGTACACTCTACACTATCATTTACATTAGGTCAATCTGAAGAAGATGACGTTGTATAATAGCTGATAAATATATTAATAATGAGACACGGAGAATAACTTAAATGTCCCAATTTGGAACAATCACAGGAAAAAGTCAGTTAATAGGTTTTGGTAATCCGCAACCATTCCCTATTACATTAGATGTCGCCTTTTATGAAGGCGCCGTTGTATATGCTGATAATAATAAAGTTTATTACTCCAATGGAACAAATTGGATAGAGATTGGGGCTGGACCTCAAGGAATCCAAGGTGCAACAGGTATTCAAGGAACACAAGGCCTTCAAGGTGATTATGGTCCTGGTTTCACAATTATCGGTTCAGTTGCAGATGTTGACTCAGGTGGTGACCCACAAGCTACATTAAATGGAGCATTTGGTTCTGCTAATGTAGGCGAAGGTGTTATTGATGAAGCTGACGACGAACTGTGGATTTATGTTGGTTCAAGTACTTGGGTAAATATTGGTAACTTTAGAGGTGTTCAAGGTTTCCAAGGCCCAATGGGTATGCAAGGTATTCAAGGCCCATTAGGTAATGAAGGTATCCAAGGTGAACGAGGATTCCGTGGTTTCCAAGGTGAAGCTGGACCACAAGGTGTACAGGGTGTTCAAGGTGACTTAGGTATTCAAGGTATCCAAGGACGAAGAGGACCTCAAGGTGTTCAAGGTATTACTGGTATCCAAGGAGATTTGGGTATTCAAGGTATCCAAGGCGTTCAAGGTGTTCAAGGCACAACTGGTATCCAGGGCGATACTGGTATTCAAGGCTTACAAGGTTATAACGGTGATGATGCCGGTCATGTTGTAGAATTTAGAATTGCTGAAGATATAACAGAAACAGACCCTGGCACAGGTAACTTAATTCTTAACAGTTCAAATAGTCCAACAGACGACTTCTCATCTGTTACTAAAATGTGGATTGATGATGAAGCATTTTACTCCGTTAATTTAGAAGGTTTATACACACTTATTTCTCAGTCGACTGGTGCAAACAGAGGATTTATGAAAATCTCTCTTCGTGGTGGCCCAGACGAATACATGATTTTCTCAATCCAAGATGCTGTTGACCAAACAGGTTATTGGGAATTTGATATAACATTTGTATCAGGTAGCGGTGTTCGTGGTGACTTCATTTTAGAAAATACTCCAACACCTGGCACAACAACAATATTACCAGTATTAGTTGCATTTAGTTTATCAGGCGATAAAGGTATTCAAGGCGTACAGGGTATTACTGGTATCCAAGGTTTACAAGGACCACAAGGCGTCCAAGGGCTCCAGGGTCCACAGGGAGTTCAAGGCACAACCGGTAGTCAAGGCGTTCAAGGCCTCCAAGGGTTATTAGGGCCTCAAGGAATTCAAGGGCCACAAGGACTACAAGGTATCCAAGGGCCACAAGGATTACAAGGAAATACTGGTGATTTTGGTGGTATTTCATATAATTACGATTACAGTGATGATACAGCTGATTCTGACCCAGGTTCTGGTAACTTAAAATTCAGCTCTGCTAATTTCTCATCTGCTAACTTAAAACTTTATATTGACGACGAAGACAATGGTGCAGTCAATGTAATGGACGGACTTCTTACTGAACTCGATGCGCTTACAGGTTCTCCAAAAGGTTATGTTAGATTTATTGATGCAACAGATTATACAAGACAATTCCTAGCACGTATTGATGCAATTAGTGATAGTACTGGTTATTGGGAAGTTGATATTACTCGTTTAAATGGTACAACATCATTTACAGATGGAGACAATTTAAGAGTAACATTCTCAAGAAATGGTGACAGAGGTTTACAAGGAGTACAGGGATTACAAGGTTTACAGGGATTACAAGGACTTCAAGGTTTACAAGGAGTACAAGGCGAGAAAGGTATTCAAGGTGACACCGGTATTCAAGGTATACAAGGTATCCAAGGGGAAGCAATACAAGGTTCTCAAGGTACGCAAGGATTACAAGGTCTGCAAGGACTTCAAGGTTTACAAGGTCTTACAGGTGCAACTGGTGCTCAAGGTATCCAAGGAGTTCAAGGTACTACTGGTATTCAAGGTTTACAGGGAATACAAGGAGAACAAGGACAATATGGTGGCTTAACATTTATTTGGAACTTTGTTAATAATACACTTGGTGGTACAGACCCAGGCGCAAATAATTTCAAATTTAATAATGCTAACCCAACATTAGCTACATTAATTACAATCGATGATATTCCTGCTGACCAATATAGTGAAGAAGTAGATGACTTCTTTGATTTTATTGATGGTCAACCTGGCACGGTTAAAGGTTATCTCAAAATACAAGAAGGTAATTACGACGATGGTTCTGGTCCTGCTGGTCACCATTGGTTAATTTATGAAATTACAGGTTGGACATGGGATAGTGGTTCAAAGAATTATGGTTATTGGGATGTTAACTATGTTGATGGTAATGTAACCAACTGGCAGACTTCAGTTAATGCAGTTCATGGTCCTGCTACATTAATTACATTCGTTCCAAGAGGCCCAGCTGGTATTCAAGGTGCTCAAGGAACTCAAGGACTTCAAGGCTTACAAGGTGCAACAGGTGCCGGTATACAGGGTGTACAAGGACCTCAAGGTACTTTAGGTACTCAAGGAACAACAGGTTCATTTGGTGGTGTAACATTTGATTATACATTCGACTCAAGCATAGCTAATGGTGACCCAGGAACTGGTAAATTAAGAATCAATAATAGTACATTATCGTCTGGTACGGCAATGTATATTGATAATCGTGACGATAACTTTATTGATATTTCTACATTCTTAGCAACGATCGATGATTCTACTTCACCGATTAAAGGTCACTTCAAGATTACAAAAGTTGGTTCACCTGAGATATTCCATCTATATACAATCAGTTCAGCTACACCAATTGGTGGTTATTTTAACGTAGCTTGTGCTCATGTAGATGGTAATGGCACATTATCAAATAACGACGATATTACAATCACATTTGCTAGAACAGGAGATGCAGGTGCAACTGGTGCAACAGGTCCTCAAGGTGTTCAAGGCGTCCAAGGTGTACAAGGTACTGATGGTATACAAGGAAGTACTGGTGCTGGTGCTCAAGGTTCTACTGGTGCTCGTGGCCCGCAAGGTATTCAAGGTTTACAAGGACCTCTCGGTGTAGGTGCTACTGGTGCTCAAGGTTTACAAGGACTTCAAGGTATTCAAGGTGACTTAGGTTTCCAAGGCCTACAAGGTTCTTCTGGTACTGGAGCGCAAGGTATTCAAGGTCCTGCTGGTCCTCAAGGCGCAGGTGGATTCCAGGGTGCCGGTGGAGGAGTTGGTACACAAGGTATTCAAGGTGCTGATGGTAACGACGGTATTCAAGGCCCACAGGGTCCACAGGGTACTGATGGAACTGGTACACAAGGTTTAACTGGCTTCCAAGGTATTCAAGGTTTACAAGGTATTGGTGGAACTGGTGCTGATGGTTTCCAAGGAACACAAGGTTTGCAAGGAGACGCTGGTCCTCAAGGTATACAAGGTTTACAAGGTGCTGATGGTGGTGAAGGTCAACCAGGTGGCCCAGGTGCTCAAGGAGCAGCCGGTCCTCAAGGTATTCAAGGTTTCCAAGGTTTACAAGGTCCCGGCGGTGTTGGTTCAGACGGCTTCCAAGGTACACAGGGTATTCAAGGGCCTCAAGGTTTCCAAGGTTTATTAGGTGCACAAGGACCTGGTGGTACTGGTCCTCAAGGTACTCAAGGTGTACAAGGTATTACTGGAGGCGGAACACAAGGTGTTCAAGGTGACTTTGGCTTGCAAGGAATACAAGGACCTCAAGGTACCTCTGGTTTAACTGGTCTAGGTGTACAAGGTCTTCAAGGTTTACAAGGTCCTGATGGCCCTCAAGGTGTACAGGGTGTTGATGGGGTTGGTAGCCCAGGCCCTCAAGGATTACAGGGAGTTCAAGGTCCAGATGGAGTTGGTTCAGCTGGTCCTCAAGGACCTCAAGGTGATTTGGGTATTCAAGGTACTCAAGGTCCATTAGGTTTCCAAGGTACAATTGGTGCAACAAGTGCACAGGGTGCTACTGGTATCCAAGGTAATCAAGGTACACAGGGACCTGACGGAGGCGGTGGTCTTCAAGGTGTTCAAGGTATTATTGGTACACAAGGTCCTCAAGGTTTAGATGGCTCAGGTGGTGGAGATGGTCCACAGGGTCCTGCCGGTCCTCAAGGTGATGTAGGTATTCAAGGTCCTTCTGGCCAAGGTACAGGTGGTGCTCAAGGTCCTGCTGGTCCTCAAGGACAAGTTGGTGCGGGTGGACAAGGTCCTGCTGGTCCTCAAGGTCCTGCTGGTTCTGAAGTTGGTCCACAGGGTGCAGCTGGTTTCCAAGGTGCTACAGGTTCTGGAATACAGGGTGCTGCTGGTAGTTTAGGTCCTCAAGGTGATGTAGGCCTCCAAGGATTTACAGGTACAGCTGGTGCACAAGGTGCTAGAGGTTTCCAAGGTATTCAAGGTGGAAGCGGAAGTACTACAGGATTAGATGTAAGTTCAATCCATAACTCTGGATTACAAGGCACTGCGATGTTTATCACCATGGTTCAAGGTGGTAGTGGAGTACGACCTTTATATGGTACAACTTCTCCAAACCCAGGTGGTGAACAGAACTTCTTCTATACAGCTGATGACGACGAGCTAACATTAGAAAATATCAAGATTGATGGTTCAGCTACACTGAATGGTTCTACAATTACATCATGGCCAACAGGCGGAAGTACACAGAATTTATTCGAAACAATTGCTGTTAGTGGCCAATCTAATATTGTAGCAGATAGTACAACTGATACATTAACGTTTGCTGCTGGTTCTAATATGACTATTACAACCAACGCATCTACTGATACAATCACATTTAATGCTTCAACATCTGGCGGTACTCAAAACTTATTTGAAACTATTTCTGTTGCAGGCCAAACATCAGTTCAAGCTGATAGCTCTACTGATACATTAACATTCGTTGCTGGTACTAATATGACCATCACGACTGATGCTACAACTGATAGTATTACGTTTAATGCTTCTGGTGGTGGCGGCTCATTCGATGGAACAGCTACAAACACAGTTTCATCTGGTAAGCTTGTATTCCAGGATGGTTCAAACGGTGGCGGCGGTTCAGCTTACTTCGGTACTGGTGAAGATGTTCAGTTCTATGATAATGGTACTGCAATGTATATTGACTTTGACGCAGGACATGATTTACTCATGCGTGAAGGTACAACTACAAGATTTACATTTGATACAAGTAGTGGACAACTTACAGCTACAGACTTCAATGCAACTTCTGATGAGTCACTCAAAGAAAATGTAGAAACAATTGAAAATGCGCTTGCTAAAGTCATTAACATGCGTGGTGTTACATATAACTGGAAAGAAAATGCTCAACCAGGTATTGGTGTAATTGCTCAAGAAGTAGAACAAATACTTCCTGCAGTTGTTAATGAAAATGATGAAGGTATTAAATCTGTATCTTACGGAAACATTGTTGGTGTATTGATTGAAGCAATTAAAGAACAACAAAATCAAATTGAAGAGCTGAAAGCATTAGCACATCCTCCAGTTGCTCCAGGCGGAACGACTGAAATAATGGAAATAATTAGAGATATAGAATTCCGGCTAGATAATCTGGAGAATTAAATCCTATGGCCGATTTAGGTGATTTTATTACATGGAGAAAAGCCAGCTTCAATTCTGAAAGAGCTGAATTTGAAAGAGTTAATGATGAATGGGCTGGTACAGATGACCCGTATGAACGTCAAAAAGACCTTCGCTACTTAGAACTATTATATGAATCATCTCCAGTAGAAACTTTAAGTAGTTTAATTTGGAGAAAATTGGCTAATACTGGTTCGTGGAGTGTTAGAAATTTTGATGATTTATTCGCTGATATGCGAAAAGACGCAGTTAAGCGTAATATTGCTCGAATTGTAATGCATTATTTTAATGGTCCCGGCAGAAGTCAAATAGTTATAGACAAACCGCAAGGTGAAGTTGAATGCCCAATTATATTATATACACCAGAAAATGAAGGGGCTAAATATACTTTAGTTGCTGGGAACCACAGATTAGGAGTAGCAAGAGCTCTTGGTATAACACCTAAAGTTGTAATACTACGCACTGACTGGTAAGTAAATGAATAAATAATAAAAAATGTAGAAATTTTTAAGGTATAGTAACTCCATGGCATCAAGAGCAAACATATACATCGACAAAGGAACTGACTTCAGAACAGCTATCGAGCTATTTAATGATGAAGGCGCCGAGTACGATGACGCTACTATTGCAGTCTATAATTTTTATAGTAGCATTAAAAGAATATACTCAGACTCGAGTCTCGTGGATTTTACGATAGAAAAAGCCAACAACGATATAACTCTAGTTCTGACAGACCAGCAAACTGATTCTTTAAAACCTGGCAAATATCAATATGATGTTATCATGCAAAAACAAACGGGAGAGTTGTCCAAAATAGTTGAAGGCTTAGCAATTGTAGTCGATACTGTTACGGAGGTTGCGTGAGCATAAAGGTCAAGGTTAAGGCCGGCCGAAGTATAAAGGCTGTCCCTAAGGAAGGGTCTAAAACCAGTATAGTTGCTCCAGCTGAGCGAAAACCCCAAATCGTTCCAGATTCCGTTGTACTCGGCATTGATACTATCGGCGAATACGTCGTTTCTGTTGCTAATACCGATGGCATAATTTTATCACAAACAGTTTACGACCAAGGCGCAAACGTCGTTATTGGTCACGCTGACACATCCAACGCTGTCAGTACTACAAATCCAAATTTATCATATCCTAAAAATATCTCAATTGATACATTTGGTCATATTACAGATTTTGAAAACGTAAGTTTTAATCCATTAAACTTCAATGCAAATTCAACAATCATTTCTTCAAATGATATTACAATCGGTAATACAGCTCTTACATTAGGTGAAAGTACAAATACTCTTGTAGGATTAACAAGTTTAAATATTGATGGCCCAATATCATCTGATACAGCTACAATACGAAGCATTACAGAAGGAAGAATACTTTTTGCTGGTGCCAATGGCTTTGTATCTGATAGCTCAGGATTAACGTTTGATGGTACATCTCTTATTGCATCAGGCGGTGTATTCCTTGATGGATTACAGGTTGATGGTCAAGCAGATGTTGATAGTCTAAATGTTTCTGATTTAACACAAGGCCGTATTGTATATGCTGGTGCTAATGGTGAATTAATTGATAGTGCCAATTTAACATTTAACGATACAAGTATTATTGCTACAGGTGGTGTATTCTTAGATGACCTTGACGTAAGTTCTGGTCAAGCAACATTTGGTAGTGTTAATATTGTAGACCTTGCTCAAGGGCGTATCATTTATGCAGGAGCAAATGGCGAATTAGTCAATTCAGCCAACTTATCTTTTGATGGAACTTCAATTACAGCAACAGGCGGTGTATTTTTAGATATACTTAGAGTGCCTGGTCAAACAGAATTAGGTTCAGTTAATGTTACCGATTTAACCTCAGGAAGAATTACATTCGCAGGTGTTGACGGAGAACTTGTTGATAGTGATAAGTTAACATTTAACGGAACAACATTTACAGTTGATGGCGATGCTGATATTACAGGTAATGTTACTATCGGAGGTAATTTAACATTAGGTGATAATCAAGTTGATACTGTTACTGTTGTTGCTGATTTTACATCTGATTTAATTCCTGACCAATCAAATACATACAGCCTAGGTACTCCAACAAAAGAATGGCGCAGAATATTTACACCTACACTTAAGAGTTCAAGTGGTGTAATAACAATTGATGAAACCGGTGCTCTTACATTACCTGTTGGCGGAACATCAGATAGACCAACACCTCAAATTGGTATGGTTCGTTATAATACGAGTGATACGAGATTTGAAGGTTATGATGGTTCAGGGTGGTCTGAATTAGCAGGTAGTGTAAAAGACGTTGATGGCGATACATTTATACGAGCAGAACTTAATCCTAACGATGATGGTGATGATCTCGACTTCTTTACTTCTGGCACTCAACGTATGCAAATTGACCAAGACGGTGATTTGTTTTA